CGGACGCCTTTATATCAACTAATGACCAGTATTACCAACAGGTTAGACACATCGACGGAGACAAACTAAATGACCATTATAGTAACTTACGGTGGTTTAATCCGTAATAAATAAATGGTTAAAAAAACATAGTTATGTATTTTATCTCTCTCCACATCCTTGTGGAAAAGTATATCTAAACTGTGGAATAAAGTGTTAGAAACCTCCTAGATGTTGCAACCTTAGGACGTTAGCACACGAGCGAGGGTTTGTCAACACATAGGGACGAAACAGTTTCTGACACACCTTTGACAAATTCTGAAAAATCTTCTATATTACCGTTGTCCACTGAAGAACACCTATCCAACACATTTCAATGGGTCGTACATACAAACGGAACGACGTTTATAGATCAAACCGTCCTAAGAGTTTGAGAGAGAAACGTGCTTACGGTAGTAGAAAGAAATCGAGCGACACGTACAGTGATACTCTCGATGACACACAAACTAACAAGAACCGTCAAGGTAAAAACTATCAAATAGACTCGGAGGATTATTGACAATGAACGAAGAGGAGTTGATGTCACTAACTACAGCAGACGATTGGATTGATCAAATGCTCGAAGATACCTCGGAAGATATATTTGAGGACCTAGAGTTTGATGATCAATCCTATGGGGATATTGACCTCGATTACACTACACAATCGTGAAGAAGTATTCGATCTTCGCTGAACTCTATGAGGAGGGTAATCTGCCCCCTCAAGAGATCATCGAGTGGGTGCAATATTTGGTTGACACTGAACAAGAACCGTGGTACACTGAGTATAAACAACTCATCGATTATTATGTGACCGAAGGGCTCTGCTACTCTGTGAATGTGGGGGACGATTGTTGACACTTTCGACATATTAAAAAGGGTCCCCTCTGCTAACCTACAACAGTATAGGGGAGCATATATTATCGAAATCGCACTTTGGGTCCCCCCATATACAAAAAAATTCTCGGAGAAAAATTATGAGTGACAAGTTGATGGAAAAATACTCTGAGGAGTACGGTGAGTTTCTAGGTCGCCCTTGGGGTGGTCAGAGAGGTGGTGGATGTTTCAACCTGCTCTTCGAGTTTGGCAAGAGTACAGGTTATCACACGTGTAAGGAAGACTACTCACTTCGCCTTCGAGACTTCGTAAGAGATCTGTGGACTGGCGAAGGGTGGGAGTCTGTCGTAGAGTCAGAAGAAAAAGAATTATTCGATATGTCTGTGTTGGAGAAGTATGATGTCCTAGTGATGTCATTCGACTCCTCAGAACCCCATATAACGTCCTCTAGGGGGCGTCTGAAGCACGCTGCGATCTATCTAGGGGAAGGCATTCTATTACATCAGAAAGCAAACGACGTTTCACGTCTAGAGTACGTAAAGTCCTATATACCACATATACGATACGTACTTCGTAAAGTCTAATGTCACAAAGATACATTCTTCCAGTGGAGGAGGATGAACACGGAGATCTGTTCATTACTTTACCAGATGCTCTGTTAGATGAAGCAGGATGGGACTATGGCGACACCCTAGAGTATGATGTCCAAGATGATTCTGTAATTCTTCGCAAAATTAATGAGTAAACTCCTCACCACTGATGAACTCAAAACTGTATATAATGCAGTTCGTTACTACCAATCGAATACGGTTGGACCATTCAAAAAAGATCGCTATGATGAGTGCGATGCAATCCTGCAGAAAATCGCACAACGTGTTAACCTCTATGGACCCTACAGAGAAACCGACTGAGTGGACTATCACACTCACTGATGCGGAACGCAAACTACTGTGCAACTCAGCACAGTGGTGTCTCATATACAAAGCAGATGTTCAGGGCGGCAAGGAACTCACCAAGGTACAGAACCTATGGCGAAGTATCCAAACCAAACTGAATGCATCGAGCTTTATTGACTAGCCTCAAAAACCGCGCCCCCGCGAGCGTCGTAACTATTCTAAAGACTATGGATCCATTGGCAAATCTAGAAATCATTGATAACTTCTTACCTCCTGAGGAGTTTGAACGTATCTCTGAAGCATTTACGGGTCAGGATTTTCCCTGGTTTGTGAATAAGGCGAAGGTAATGCACGTAGCACGGATGTTTGATCCTGAACTACAAGCAGCAGAAATCTACAACTGGCAAATGGTAAACTACCTGTATGGTAATGGTCAACCATTAAGTCAGATGTATGAGTACGTATTGCCTATTATCAACCTGTTACAACCGCGTGCGCTCATCCGTATTAAGGCAAACCTGAATCACCATACGGATAGTCTACAAGAGTATGCATTCCATACTGATTGTGGTGAGTATGGTAGTGAAGAGTTTGAAGGAGCAACGACTGCTATCCTTTATCTTAATAGTAATGACGGATATACCAAGTTCCATAATGGAAGGGTTGACTCTGTTGCCAACCGTCTGGTAAAATTCCCTGTGAACACCCCTCATAGCGGTACGTCTACTACTAACGAGAAGTACCGTGTTGTCCTTAACATCAATTATTTTTAATGTCTGAAGACTTTGAAATCCCACAGGATCTAGAGATCCCCAACTTTGCTAATAAAGAAGAAGAGAACGAGTGGCGATTTGAAATGATTGCCAAGACTTGTACGAATCTTGCACAGCGCGTTGGTAGAATGGAACAACTGCTATCACGCGGTGCTGATATGATTCAGTATAAAATCCCTGGTGATACTGACTACAGTAACCTGACAAAACTGTTTGATAATCTGTTTGAGCGACTAAATAAAATCGAAGAGAAACTCTCTAGTGATTAGTGGCAATTTACGTACAGGAGACGGGGCGCTCTTATGAGAACCCCGTTGACTCCGAAGATTATAATAAAACTTGGTCGGGTGCAGAAGCAGATGCTGCTAACGTTCCAAACGGATACCAGATAACGTACGAGGACAATGGTCCTGGTGGGTATAAGTTTGGAAAGGATGAGGTATTTTATATTGGCGAGAGACAAGAGACTTGCGTAGCATTCTGCGCCAGTGAAAGAAGAACTATTTTTAGGTTCTATTCAGGTAAGTTGAGGAACCACCTGTATAGTAAGAACAAGGAAGTCAAGGAAGACGAACATAAGCATAGGTCATACAATAGAGAACCACGTCAGAGAGGCGCAAGGTACTTCACTACACTGAGAGATTCAGTAAGTGGTACAGTGCGTCTTCGCTCTGTGTACAATAGTAGTGAGAAGAATCACAAACTAGAGACTGGTAATGGTGGTGGAGAGAATCTGGGGTATATCTGGACCAGTGAATCAAACGCCAACAGCAGCGGTTTGCTGGTCACTGGAGAGGCGATAAGACCCCTTTACCACTATAGACACCCTGGAGACAGTAAAAGAGGTCCTAACGACTTCTATACGGTCAATCCTGTAGTTGAAAATAACCTGGAGACTGGTGTATCTGGTGTACCAGATTGTAATGACCCAAGAGGTGAAGAGTATCGGTATCAAGGTATCATTGGGTACGTAACTCTTACACCAGGTCCTCGTGCCATTGCACGGTATGAGGAGATTGGTGGTCCACAGAGCACTGGTCTAGTTAATAGATCAAGTTGGTATGACTGGGTATCAGATAACGATAGTAACGGTAATAGAAGACCGTACGGTACACCATACACCATTATGGATTACCTGAAAGATAGAGATGGTGTGCCTGCTACGTCTTCTCGTGGTTGGGGCAACAGTGTTGACCTATTAGACACTGATGCATACTTTGAGTGGTTTTATGGAAAGAACGGCGCTGTGAAGGCAGCAGTGCCCCGCTCAATCAACTTTCACGATGCCTTTGAAGGTCAGTTTGTATTCTACCTGTACGACACATCGTACCCCTGGAATGGACCGATCTATGGTATTAACTTCTTTGAGACTGATGCACCGTGTCTTCCTACTTCTTACAGGGATGACAGTACACCGCCAGAGCCCACTCTAACGTACCACAACTATAACTATGTGATCCGTCAGGATGCTTGGGTAACTAAAAAGACCACATTGTTTGTTGATGCTCCTGATCTAACACCAGGTGCAAACGAATCTTTCTGGACAGCAGGTACAGATGACCACCGTATCTTCTTTAGATACCTCACTGGTAGCGGTTTCTTTAAGATTGGTGAGCGTATTAATGGTTGGATGATCACTGCTTGTCGCTATTTTGGTGATGAGATGAACTGTGGGTATATGGAATTGTCTTCTTTGCAACAAGAAGGGCAAGGAAGTGCGTTCACATACGGTCAAAACTTCACTTCTGCTAACAATGGTGTCATCACTGTACTGGCAGGATACGGAATTCCTAACAAAGGAGCGTTCTGGGGAGTGTTTGAGTTCCCTAAACAGGTCTCCTATATGCGTGTAGAGATCGATAAGAACGCTTTGATCCCGCAACGTACGATAGATGAGGCGGTATTACAAGCAAAAATCGATAAAAAGGGTAGAGTACAGAGCGTTAAGATCATTAATTCGGGAAAAGACTACGTAAATCCACAACTTTCCTGTGAATTCCCTGAGGTATTGCGCGAACAGGGATTCGCTGACTCGGGATCTAACGTAGATGAGTTCTTTGAGGATGATTTTTCGACAAAAGTACAGCTAGATGTAGAGGATGAGACGGATTTCAAACGCTTTGACAAGAAAGTACGTAGGTCTGCATCCAAAATTAGCAACAAATCCTTCGTTACTGAGTCTGATGTCAACGGAACACTCGAAGCAGCAGAGTTCAAAGCGGTTCTAGATGACAATGGTTCCATCATTGACGTAATTATTACCAATAAAGGTCGTGGATACTCCCCTGGTACGCGCCCTAAAGTGCTTGTGGTAGACCGTGAGACGGGTATTAGGAAGGACAAGTACGTTGCTGAGGGTATGAACCCCTATGAAGTGGAGATCAAACGCTCTCTCAGTCAGTTCGGTAACAACGATGCAAGCGCAAATGCGGCACTGCAGGCAGATAGAGACATCATTCTAGAGAACTCTCAGTTGTTTAACACTGAGAAGACAACCATATATCCGCGTGGATACATCAAAATGGGTGATGTTAACGCAGAAGAGAAGCAAAAGTTCTGCGATAAGATTGTTCCTGGTCTGTGTTTCCAACCAGATTCTGGTAAAGGGTGGTCAGATTGGGCGCAATACTATGATGAACAGGCACTCTTTGGCAATTTACGCGGTTTAGATGGCGACTTTAACGCCAACAACGGTATGCTTGGTGATTTGTTCTCACGTTCTAGACCGTACGCGGACCAGATTGAGGAAAAACTGTCCAATGGTATGGCAGGAATCTTTCCTGGAGGGTGTGTTGAGGTTGCCCAGAGCAATCTTTATGGGGTTCGACGCTTCTTTGACATCCCCTGTCCGTATCAATCCTTTGATTCGGAGGGTAATGAACTTCTTTTTGGGTGGATGCCGTACAAATACTGCGCTTCTAAACTAGATCTTGCGAAAGTGAAGGTAAGTATTCAAGTAGATGGTGACGTAAGTGGCGCAGGTGCGGCTGTAAACACTCGTTTTATGAACTGGTTGAAGTCTTTGGGGCGTCCACAACTCACTAGACCGCGCAAAGTACCTAAATCTGGTGGTACTGGAGATGAAAAAACGCATCCTTGCACTAATGGTGATGCTAAAGGGCGCTGCTATGAGACTTCTAGCGGTCAATATGCGTTCGTTCCTCTTGGTGGTGACGAAAATACCTTTGACTATGGTCTTAATCAGGGTATGACAGAGCTTGATCAGTTGGAAACTTGGATCGGATCAGGAAACTACGGTACGTTCTCCCCGTTTACCTGGACCTCATATGAGTACAGCGAGACTACTACCACTGATCCTAATACAGGGCAGACCAGCACATCACAGTCAAACACGGGTAATTTTACAGGTGGAGCTGGTTGGGGTACGTATAACAGTGTCACATTGAACAGTTGTAGCGGTGGTAAGTTCAGTAATGACAACTGGCACAACTTTGTTACAGATGGTGTGCTAACTGTAAACTCTGGATATGACAATAGTGGCAATCCTATTACCGCAAACGACCTTTGCTCCAATCCACCATTCCAAGGATGCCTTGCGCTGAATGAAGTGCAGCACGCTGCTATCGCTATTGACCCCAAGCGTATCAATGATGACAACCATATTGAGATGGGACCGTACGAGGGTAGTATGCTTTGGAGAAACTACTCAACAGGATCTGCGCGTTTGCTGGATGAAACGTTAAATAACTATGGTAACCCGTACTTTGATGAGTGCGATATTACGTTTGACTGATGGCATTAGGAATTCTAAAACCAGTTGCGTCTCTTAACGGTCTTCCTTGTTCTGGACACGGACTACCCGTACCCGCATCTATCCACAATCAACAACCCTGTGGCACGCCTCCTATCCCCTTTGGCATCGTTGTTAAGGACCTTACTTGTTGGTGGGCACCTCAACCGCTAATTCCACTTGAAGCGGTCAATCCTCTTAGAGCAACTGTGCTAGTCAACGGTTTGCCCGTTATGTTGTTTGGTGACACGTTTACACCACATACATCAACCACGGCAAACATCATTAATTACCTGTGTCCTTGTGGTAAGGCAATGTGTATTATCCCAACACCCACTACTTGCGGTATGCTCACAGTGGAAGATATGGGTGGTGTTGGTCACTTCCGTATGTGTGAGGCAACAACGTTTACAGTGTACGCTCTGAAGAGACCTATTGGTAGAATGCTAGACCCTCTTGGCATTGGTAAACCATTCGTTTCTTGGCCCTGTAAGTCAGTGGTTGCATATGGTTCTCCTACTGTCCTCGCTGGATAATCGTGCTATAATTTGCGAGTCCTACACACAATTCTATGGCACGCGCAAAAGTTGGTCTCTCTGGTCAGAAGCTGATTGAATCGGTTCCCAAGAAAACTCGTCAAGGTAACGGTCAGCACACCAAGTACGCTTCAAGTTCCCGTAATAAGGCACGCAAGCGTTACAGGGGTCAGGGTAAGCGATAAATACTAAACAGCGATAGTAACCGCTATAAAAGTTCTGTCCTCATCTACAGAGCACAATGGCAAACAGTCCTATCCCTGATCAAAGTCAAGATTTCATTAAAAGTGGGATGGTTCTAATAACCGACCCCCGCGCTGATAAATACTTGAACCGAAACAAACCCAACGATCCCCCTACGGATCGTTTATCTAGACAATGTGGTGGTGAAGGTGGTTTCGATGATTACGTCGAACGCTTTGACACTTAATGGCATACAAATTTAGAGCAGATAGAACGCTCAGCAGAGCATTTAAGGACTTCAGTATTGGATTCAAGGCGAATCCTAATACTGAAGATTTTTCTGTTGTAAAGAATGAGAACGCTATTAAGCAGTCTATCCGCAACTTAATATCCACAGGTATGTACGAGAGACCCTTTCAACCCAACACAGGGTCTCGTTTGAGAGAAATGCTATTTGAACCCTATGATGTCTTTTTGGGAGAAGATCTAAAAGAAGAGATCAAGAACGTAGTAGCAAGATTTGAACCCAGAGTCGTACTGAATGAGGTACGTATCAATCCTGGAGATGATGATAATACCCTAGATATAGAGGTAGACTACACTATTGTTGGTGAGACTTTAGTACAAACAGTTGATTTCCTCCTAGAGAGAACCTAACAGATGGCAGCAATCCCTTCAAATTTAACATCTCTGGACTTTACAGAGATCAAAGAATCTATCAGATCGTATCTGAGAACTAGAACTGAGTTTACTGATTACGACTTTGAGGGTTCTGCTGCGTCGTATTTGTTAGACGTACTGGCATATAACACTTACTATGCTGCGTTCAACGCTAATATGGCGATGAATGAGGCGTTCCTTGAATCTGCAACGATTAGAGACAACGTTGTTAAGATTGCGAAGCAACTTAATTATACACCAAGATCCATCAAAGCGTCAAAAGCGTGTTTGCATTTCGCTGTACAGACGCAATATGTTGGTAGTAGCACAACTTTCCCCTCAACAGTAACCTTGCCACAGGGTGATACTTTCGTATCTTCCGTGGATGGTGAATCTTATCTGTTCACTCTGCCTCAAGATCTGACGGTTGCTGTAGATCAGACTACTGGCATTGCAGAATTTAATAAAACTGTCGTTTATCAAGGCAACTTGTTAACGTACAAGTACACCGTTGAGGATGTCAAGAAGCGTGGTTATGATATTCCCGTTGATAATGTTGATACAGATCTGCTTTACGTTAGTATTTCTCCTAATGCTCAATCAGAGGAGATCGACACGTACAATAGGATTACTGATATTGTTGGAGTTGATGGTACTACTCGTGGTTATTTTCTAGAAGAGACTGATGACCTGAGATATAAAGTCATCTTTGGTGATGGTATCATCGGTAGAGAATTGATTGCTGGTGAGATCATCAGATTCAAGTATGTACGTACAGATGGTCCCCTTGCTAATGGATGTAAAAAGTTTACTTTCATTGGTCGCGCCGTTGATAACACTGGTCGCATCATACCCTCCTCTAACATCTCTGTAACGACCGTAGACGCCTCTCAAGACGGTGAGGTAGGGGAAGACATCGTTAGCATTAAATATAACGCTCCTAGGGCATTCTCAGCGCAGAATAGAGCGGTTACTGAGTCGGACTATGAGTATATCACCAAGATGGTATATCCGATGGCAAAGTCTGTTACTGCCTATGGTGGTGAAAGACTTGCTCCCCCGATCTATGGCAAGGTATTTGTTGCTGTCAAAACCAAAAGTGGTGCAGCACTGAACGAAACAACTAAGAAGCGTATCAAGAATGACCTTCTGAAGTATTCGATGGCGGCAATCGAACCAGTCATCATCGATCCTACCACTCTATACATCCGTCCGAAGTCGTACGTCTTCTTCGATGGCACTAGAACCAACCTTTCCAACAATGAAATGGCGACAACTGTGTTGTCTGCTATCGATCAATACAATAATCAGGGTTCTTCCAACAGATTTAACGGCAGAATCGACACATCTGCCTTCCAGTCGATGGTAGATAACTCAAATAACGCGATTGTTGGTAATCAGACCTCAATGACCCTCGGTTTGAACGTCGAAGGGTTCCCATTTGGCAGTACGTTTACCCAATGTGTCGATTTTAACAACGAAATTGTCAATCCTAGTGACATTTCTGGTGGTACAACTGGTACTGGCGCTGGTGGGGGCGGAACTTGCGATCCTAAGTTCTCTTCTGTTAAGTCAGGTACGTTCTATTCGACTGGATACACCGAAAATCTTCTCGAACTGGCAGTTCAGTCACAACAGTTGACTACAAACTCAGTTCTGAGCACCAGTACGTTCATCGATAACGATACATCGGCACTTTTGCCTGTAAATGTACGTGATGACGGTAAGGGTGAACTGATTATGGTCTCAAAACTTGATGAGAAAGAGGTTATCCTCAAAAAAGGTGTTGGAACAGTCAACTATAAGAGTGGCGAAGTTTGTCTTGGACCTATTAACGTCCAAACTACGCCTGATGGCACAAATCGTATTCCGATTACTGCTTTGATTGCGTCTGGAAACGTAAATATCGGTACAGGTGTTGATCCTACGATCTTTAACCCACAAGTCATCACGATTGACTACACCATTGACGGAACAGTAGTTCCGAACTTCGATCCGTTCGACTTTACGCCAATTAACTTCGACGGAACCTCGATAAATATCATTGATTATCCGACGACAGTGTTTGAGTTCCCAGAATTCGACGCTTGCTTCTAATTAGACGGCAGAAAACGCAGAATGAAGTCAATTAAGGTATCCCAGAGAGTAAAGGACCAGATTCCTGCCTTTATCAAGGAAGAGGATCAAGCTTTTGTTGATCTGATTGTAGAATACTACAGATCTCAGGAGAAATCTGGTAAACCTTACGATATTCTCAATAACATCTTATCGTACACCGATATTAGTTCGGGTGAGTACGATCCGAACTTTATTGGGTCGGAATCTATCGTTCTGAACCGTGTTGGACCTTCCGATATTAATATCGATGTAGAAAACATCGATTATTTCCTCGAAAGAGACGGTACGATCAAGATTGACAATGAAATCATCTACTATGAAGAGATTTCCAAGTCTCCAGAGGTTGTTTTCACTCCTGGAGTCAATCTTGCCGAATTTAACAAGAAGATCCAAGAACTTGAGAGTATCAAGTTGTTGTTTGACGGAAGTCGTACGTCTTTCCCTCTAAAACTCCTCGGAACTCCTGTAACGCCCTCTGCTGCCGAGTATCTGCGCGTTATTGTCAATGGAATTCAACTGGAACCAGATGTAGACTATTTCCTTGATGGATCTAACATCCGTTTCCAAACTCCTCCAGTAATTATTCAGGGTTCTACTGCTGTTACCCGTATTGAGTACCTTATTGGTTATACCAGTGTGCCAGTTCGTAAACTGGATCACCTAACTGTTGCAGTTGATAATCAAGATCAAAAAGTATATTCTCTCACCCTTGGTGGTGCACCTTATATTCCCCTGTCTACCATTTCTTGCTTGGTAGCAGTTGATGGTGTTGTAAAAACACCATTTAGTGACTATACCATCTACGAGGATAAGATTATCCTCAAACAAGCACTTTCTCTTGGTACTGTTCTGTCAGTACGTGCTGTAGAACTAATTGCTCCAGAATTTGGTAAAGCAGCTAGTGCAATTAGTAAAATTGAGAACGGTCAACTCAAAGACATCATTGTAAAAAATGGTGGTAGTGGATACCGCATTAATTTTACTCCTAAGACCACAATCCTAACTCCTGCAGATACTACTGGCGAAAATGCCACTGCTGAGGCACTTGTCAATGGTATTAAGGATATTACTCTGATTGATGGTGGTCAGGGTTACACTTCGGTGAACCCACCTATCATTATCTTTGATAATCCTGCAGATCCCTCTGGTATTCCTGCAAAAGCAACTGTAACTGTCGATGATGAGAGTGGTCAAGTCACTGCAATCAACGTACAGTCTTCTGGTTCTGGATATGACTCTATCCCTTCGATTTCATTCATAAATCCTGGCGGAGCAAAGATTTCCGACTCTCAGATTGACTCTGATGGATCTATTGTACCTGGTTCCATCACTGTTATTGAAAGAGGACTTAATTATGCAACTCCTCCTGCAGTTTATATCGATCCTCCGACTGAAGACGCTGTAAACCCAATTTCCGCTTCTGCCGTAACAACTTTAGACGATCAGGGCAGAGTTAACGGCGTTACGATCATTTCTGGTGGTAGAGGTTACACTTCTGCGCCTAGATGCAGAATTATTGATCCCATTGGCGCACAAATCCTCGATGTTTCCGTAACTGGCGGTAAATTGACGGATATTGAACTTTTGACGGGCGGATCTGGTTATACAGACGCTCCTTCCGTGTATATCGTCGATAATCGCAAAGATCTGTCTGGTAATCCCATTGGTGGTACTGGCGCGACTGCTGTAGCAACAATCTTCAACGGAGAGATCACTGACATCAATATTACCAGTTTTGGTGATGGATATTCCGAATCTGAACCTCCTACAGTCTTTATTGCGGAACCAAAGGCAGCTGCAGCGTCTTGTGACGTTGGTTTTGGTGAAATTACTGGTTTTACCCTGCATTCTCACGGCGAGAACTATAAGCCTTCACAATTTAAGAATTGTAAGCGTGGTGTATCTGGTGTTGCTAACTACGACATCAGAGGTAACCAAGTATTCACTCAGGAAGTTGATAGCATCCAATCCTCTCACGAGGCAGGTACAGTCATCGAAAACCTCGATGCACTCTTTGCACGTACCCTGTATGAGCGTTTTGTAAATCAATTCTTGCCTAATGCGCCGATTGACTATAAAAAAGTCAATGCTCCGCAGATCATCAAGACCATTAAAGACTTCTACCTCTCCAAGGGTACGAAGATTGCAACAGAGTATCTCTTCAAGATCCTGTTCTCCGAAGATGTTGACGTATCATATCCTAAAGACGAACTCATCAAACCGTCTGACGCAACTTGGAGCGTTGAGACGATTCTTCGTGTTGAACTGATTAGCGGTGATCCCCGCAATATCATTGACTCACAGTTGTTCCAGTACGCGGATGCTGTTGATACTAATGTTAGAAACGCAACCTGCCTGGTTGAAAACGTTATTGCTATCAACACTGGTGTAGGAACTATCTACGAACTGTCCATTTCCGAGGAAACTCTTGAGGGTAAGTTCACGATTCCCTATAAGACGACTCTCGTAGAACCAGTTAACCAAACAGATTCAATCATCACTGTTGACTCTACCATTGGTTGGCCAGAAAGAAATGGTCTAATCATCCTCGGTGATGAAGAGTACGTACAATATAAAGAGAAATCCCTTAACCAGTTCATCGAGTGTACTCGTTCTAAGAACGGTGTTGTTGAAGATTGGGATGCTGGTTCCGAAATTCAATCTGACATCTTTGTTTATATCAACCGTAATCTTGATACCGAAGTCAAGATGCGTATTCTTGGTATTGCCGAGGCAACTGGTACTGTCCTGAATGATACTGGTTCTTACTACCTACCCACAGATAAACTGAATGTTGCGTCTCTTGGTTCATCTTCTACAGATGAAAAGGTCACTTCTTGGTTGTATAACGTCAAAAAACTGATTCAGGTTAATGAAATCCAACCTGGTGGTCTGAATAATCAAACTGCAACTGTATATACAACAAATAATCACGGTTTGCTTGTTGGTGACTCCGTAACTATCTACGGTGCAAACCCAACGATCTTTAATGGTACGTTCGCTGTCACTTCACGTATTAGCGACACTATTTTCTCATATCAGATTGCTGCTCCTGCTCCTAACGCACCTCAGGGTAATATCCTGATGTCTGTTGACTTGAATAAGGGTAAGTCTGATGTAGAAAGTATTAATGCTTCTATTGAAGATTATACTACTAACGTACAGAACACATTCTTTAATAGCGATTACGCTTATATTGCAACAACTGGTATTCCCAACTATAAGGTTGGTCCGTTTATTGGATCTGCACTTCTTCCTGGTAACCAGCGTAAACTGTCTCGTTTCCCTCTGAATGTTGAGACGGTCTCTCGTCGTGAAGATATTAACTTCGGTCCTATCGGTGCTTGGGTTAACGGTGTTGCTGCCTGGTCTTATAAGTCACAAACCAAAGTTAAATTTGGTGGTGTTACCAGTATCGATATTGCTAATGCTGGTACTGGTTATGACGCTGCAAATAAACCACTCATTGAAATCACAGGTGGTGAAGGGTCTGGTGCTTCTGCAGATGTAACAGTTAATGGTTCTCTGTTCTCTGTTGACGTTACTAATGGTGGTACAGGATACACCACACAACCTCTGGTATCTATTGTTGGTGGCGGCGGTTTCGGCGCTACTGCAACCGCAGTTATTACCAATGGTGTTGTAAGTAAGATTCTTGTTGAGACACCTGGTGAGGGATACACCTCTTCTCCCACAGTGTCTATCTCTGGTGGTAATGGTACTGGTGCAACTGCAACTGCAGAAGTACGTGGTCCTATTCAAAGTATTGCTATTACTTCATCTGGTTCTGGATATACATCTTCCCCTGACATCAAACTGAACTCTGGTGAAGGTGCGGTTGCACAACCGATCATCATTAATGGTCGTATTGTATCCATCGCTATTATTGCTTCTGGTAACGGATACACTTCTCCCCCAAGAGTTGTTATCAACGGCGAAGGTTATGGTGCTGTCGGTAAAGCAATTATCGGTCAGTTTGGTGAGGACGCTGGTAAAGTTCTCGGTGTTACCGTTGAAAACCGTGGTGTTGGTTATGCAACTGGTACTACCACTATTCGTCTTGAGGCGATTGGTGAGAATGCTGTGTTCAACGCAAATGTATTTGAGTGGACTAAGAACCTTCAGACAGAACTGGATGGTCTCTTCGATCCCTCCCGTGGTTATGTGTTCGCTGGTTTTAACACTCAGTATGGTGGTGAGTATGCTCACCTCTCAGATCCCAAGCAACTTAGGTATGTTCTTGGTGATAATGTTTTCCGTGATCCTGCAACTGGTAATCTGAGAGAACTTGAGACAGGTCTCAGACACTCTCCAATCATTGGTTGGGCATATGATGGTAACCCCATCTATGGTCCTTATGGTTACATTGATGCTGCTGACCAGTCTTCTGGTATCAAGAGAGTTGTATCTTCTTACAGAATCAAACCAGTTCTTCTGTACGATCAAGATACCAACCCCAACCCTGTCCGTGCTGACGGTCCTCTGCTAACAGCTGAACCAGCTGGTTCATTTATTGAAGACTACGAGTACGTCTTCCAGCAGGGTGATCTTGACCAGTATAATGGTAGATATTGTAAGACACCAGAATACCCTGAAGGTGTTTACGCTTATTTTGTTGCTATTGATGCATCAGAAGCAGGTCTTCCTGTCTTCCCGTACGTTTGTGGTCCTCAACTGTATTCCACACCTGATAAGTGGAACTATTCACAGGATGCAGTACAAACAAACATTCCTGGTGATGTTGTTCGTTTCCGTGATCCATATCAAGATGTTGATATTGACATTGATCGTCAACCTAATGCAGATACCGATACTCTTGTAACTGAGTTTGGTGATACTTTCATCTTCGAGATCGAAGATAGTAATAGAGACGGAGTTATTCAGCAGACTGAAATCGATGCGATGATTGAGATTTCAGAAGAACCTGTGCTGCAACTCTTCGATTACTACCCTCGTGTCTCTACTAGATCTCAGGTTGATATTGAAATTGACACTACTACTAAGTTTGAGGATGCTCAAATTAGTGGATTTGTGGTTGAGAATGCTGGTAGATCTTATAAAGTCAATGACAAACTGTACTTTGATGATGAAGGCACTGGTGGTTATGGTGCATCTGCAAAGGTCAATTCTGTTAAAGGTATTGACATCACTGGATATACTTCATCCATCATTGATGATCTCCCTTACGGCAGAATCACTACAGTTGATGAGCACGATCTGAGAGCTGGTGATGAAATTATCGTTGATAGTATTCCTATTATCGATCAAACCAATAAGACGTACAGAGTTAAAGTCGTCTCTGGTGTGGAGAGAGTAACGGTTTCTCAAGAAGGTCTTGGTTATTCTGAAGATATTCCTCCGACTTACCAGGTTGTTAGTGGTTCTGGTCAGGACTTTGCACTCTCTATTACGAGAGAAGAATCTGGTGCTGTTAAGAAAGTCAATATCATCAACTCTGGTTCTGGATATGACGAAAATGAAGCCCCAGAAATTCGTGTTTCACACCCACAGAGATTTAAGAAAGCACAATATGCTCTCTCAGTCCTGAAAGAAAATAGCAGTGGCGAAAATAGAGTTTGTAAGATTGTTGATGTCGCTATTGCAGATGACCGTACATTCTATGTTGTTGGTCACGCTGATGATGTAAGTGGAGACTCTGGTGGTCTGATTGCCAAGTTCAACAGTGATGGAAGACTGCTTTGGACACGTACTATGCTGCCTCTGGCACCTGCCACAGGTGATAAGAAGTGCATCTTCAATAGAATCTACATTGAGAACTCAACTCCCCACAATATCTACGTAGTTGGTGAGACTATTCCAAACTCTACCAACCTGACTCACAACCCCGACTTGGTTGTTGCTAAGTATAGGTCTGGTTTTGATGGTCTGAACAATCCTACTGCTGTTCCTGTATGGCAGCGTGAGATTGCTGGTATTTCTGGTGCTACTCGTCGTGACTATATCTCTTCTGTCACTATTGACGAAGACGGTCAGATTTATGTTGGTGGTACTACTGATACCAACTCACCGAGTCCAGATGATATGTGGATCGGTTTGCTGAACCTTGATGGTTCTGTAAAAGAGAAGCGTAAGATTTGTTCTGCAAGTGGCACTGAGAAACTAACTGATCTTCATTACATCGGTAATGATAAGACTGTATTTGTTGGTGAAAGTGACCCTGCTGGTGTTGGTAATATCATTATTGGTGAAACGTACTACGATACTGCAACTATTGAGGTTCAGTGGAGTCGTCAATTTGGAAATGCTGCATATAGATTCACCAATCCTAAGATGACTCAGGATGATTATGGATCTAGATATGTAACTGCTACTGCTACCAACGTTTCTAGTGGTAACAGAGTCGGTATTCTCTATATGAAGTTTAGTCCTGATGATCTCAAGACTCCTTCAGTTGCTAAGATTATTGCTCCAACTGGTGCAACTTTTGATGATATTCACTCGACTGGTTGCAAGTTCGATATTTTTGGTAACATTGATGTCGGTGCATATGTTAAGTATTCATATAATGATCACCGTGCGGTTATCTTCAAGGTCTCTTGGAACACCAACAACGTACTGACTGCTGCTTATGTTAAGCAAGATCAGGGTATTGGATTCAAACCAACATCTATTACAAATGATAACTCTGGTGATACCATCATTGTTGGTAACAAGATCGAAACTAACGAAATCGCTATCCTTGATTTCGAGACTACCGATAGCGCAGATTCGACTTATAACAATGATCTGACAGTTACTTGGGGTACTGCTCCCACCTTAGACGCTTCTAAGTTCAAGTATGGTGCTCAATCTGCATCAACAACTGCTGCTGCAAATACAGTCCTGCTTGATTATGGATCTGCTGATGTTGCAACTGATTGGACTTGCGAAGCTTGGATGGCTATTGGCACCACTCAATACAATGCACAAGCATCTAAACCACTCCTGTTCCAAGTTATTCCTAACACAGGTACCAATGCAACTTTGAGTGTTGATGGTGATTCCACAAGTCCCAACTTTGGTAAGTTGGTATTGGAGTTGGGTGCAAATACGTACTACTCCGCAAGCACTGCTATGTGGACAGCGTTTAACAACCAAGGATTTGTACACGTTGCTTTCGTTAAGTCCTCTCCTAGCGTTGGTAACTACGTTTATAAGGTATATGTTGCTGGTAACGAAGAAATCAGCATCACAAGTACGACTGTCGATACCAATCTTGAGAAGGTACGTATGCTGGGTGTTGCTTCACCCGTTGTTACAACCTCTCTTGGTGGTTGGGTTGATAACGTATCAATCTCTCAGGTGGTTAAGTATGACGACACCTTTACTCCTGGACAAGCAACTGGTTCCAACAAGGAAGTATCCGCATTCACTTTCAAACTCGATAGAGAACAAACTAAGACTGGCACGTATGCACTCAACACTGTTGAGCAAGGTATGTCGGTTATCGTTGCATCTACAATCAACGATTTCACTTATCAGTCACAAGTTCTCACTGCTGCTGATTGGGAACTTGGACCTGCTGGTATCCAAATCCTCGACTACGGCGATGTTGTATCCAATAACGTAGAGGGTATCTTCTCGTTCTCTTCTGTTGAGCAGACTTATGAGACTAGAACTGCAACTGTTCCCACTCCGTTGGGTAAGAAATTGCTTTTGGATACTAAAGTTATTCCCAAGTTCTATCTGAGAGACGCTCTGTACACCAGCATCGATGCTGTTAAGACAGTAACGTTTAATCAACCTGCAACGTTTACTAAGGGTTCTATCCTGCAACAATATCAAACCATTGGCGGTCAAGATGTTGTTAACGCATATGGAACCATCGTTGAAGTTGGCACTAACTCTGTAAAAATCGGTAAGATCATTGGTAACTTTGATACCCAGAAAAAACTGAAGTCTACTGCAAACGATGAAAATACGATTGCACAGGTCTTTACTGTAGAAACAACAATTCCTCAGTGGGGTGATAACAACCCATACACCACTGGTGATGAGGTTTATAACGATGGTAAGATCTACACCGCATCTAGCACTGGTACGTCTGGAGTAACTGCACCTACTCACAATGTAGGTACGGTTTCTGACGGTTCTGTTAACTGGGTGTTTACTAGAATTGCTGGTTCCTTTGATGTAGACATCAATAACACTGCGTATGCTGGTGGCATTCTTGCACAGTATGCAACTTGGAAAGAGTTTAGTCCTACTGACTACATCATTAAAATTGATGAGATCTACGCAGATTCTGTTTATATTAAGGGTGACACGATTGATGCTGCCGCTGTTGGTCTCGTATTGACATTTGATGCTACCCACAAGATTGCGACATTTGCTGGTCTGGTTGGTGTTAAGAAGTTTACCTTGACATCTAATCTTGATAAGGATGTTATTCCTAGTGGTGCTTTGTCATACACTGATCTTGTTTACTGTGCCTCTAGCAGTAAGAACAACTTTGAAGTCAATGAAATCATCTTTGTTGAAGGATTCTCAACAAATGAGTACGCTGGATCATTCTTTGTTCAAGAAATCTTTAATAGTAGAGAGTTTACGTACAAATTGAGATCTGTTGCTGTACAGGATCCTGCATTCTTACAAAATACTATTGGTAGTGTAAACATCTACGCTAAGCACCCCAAACTTCTGTTTGTACGTGGTCATCAATATATCTTTGACTTGGATGATGTTTCTAACCTTGGATACTTTATGTCCTTCTCGAAGGATAACCAGTACAAACTGGAATATCCGTTCGTTAACATTGTTAGAGAAGGTATTCCTGGACTGACTGATCAGACATCACCTAAACCTCTGGTCAAGTTTATCGTTAACGAAGATGTTACTAACATCTCCTACTACTTCGATCCTTCCAGAACTAGCCCTGATAACTCACCTGTTAGCGATGATTCGTTTATTGACGTTATCCAGACTCCATATAAGGGAACGTACACTATTAATGAAATCCTCAGTGATACTCAATTCAACTTCGAGTTGAGCAGCGAACCTGAGAAATCCACTGCACCTTTGGGTCAAACTGAAACGGGTCTTACCAGAGCGTCGTACTCTACGACTTCTACTAAGGCAATCGGACCTATCTCTGACATCAAACTGGTTAACCCAGGTGGATTCTATCAGAAACTGCCTATCGTTACCGATATTGCATCCAATAGAGAGATTGAAAAAATCCGTATCACATCTGGCGGTACTGAATATGTAAATGGCATCTACTACAACGTACCTATTGAGGGCGACGGTGAAGGTGCTCTGTGTAACATCACAGTTGCTGATGATGGTGAATTGCTTGGAACTATTACAAATGTCGTTCTGACATCTGCTGGTAAAGGATATAAGACTGCATCTATTGATGTTGATGCTATTCCTGGCATCCTTGGACCTCTGCTTGCTGGTTCTGGTGCAGCACTTGAGGTTGTTATCCCTGATGAAGGTTCAGGCGCTGCTGTCTTCCTGCAAGGTAAGAGCATCGGTAAGATTAAGAAACTGAAGAACAACGAATTTGGTTTCGGTTATTCTCACGATTATACTCTGAGACCCGAAATTACATTCCCTGTAAACCTCCAGCTGTTTAACACCGCTATTTTGTCAGAGATCAAGATCACTGATCCTGGTTCTGGTTACACCTCTGTTCCTAGAGTTGTGATTGAAGGTGGTGGCGGTACTGGTGCTGAAGCAGAAGCAATCGTCAAGAACAACAGACTTTCTGAAGTTATCATCAAGAACCCTGGTTCTGGTTACTCTTCTGAACCGACTGTCACCCTGAAGTCCGAATTCAACTACGTTGTTAACCTCGACTTGGGTTATCTGCAGTTCAACTTCCCGCACGGTATCACGACTGGTGCTGCTGTTCAGTTGAGAGCAGAAGATCTTGGTTCTACGGTTGGTATTCTGCCGAAACCGAGTTCTGCTGGTTTGGTCAGTTTGAATGCAAACACTACGTACTATGCTATTGCAGGTTCTGCAAACTCTCTGGAACCTGATCAGTTGAGAATTGCACTGACTCAGGTTGATGCTGAGTCTGGTAACTTCATTACATTCTTGACGCAGGGTGAAGGTCGTCAAATCCTTCTTACTGAAGTGTTTGGTGGTGTTGCTGAAGCAATCGTTGAGACCTCACGCTTCCTGAAGGGCGAACTGGTCTATCAAGGTAATAGTATTGAAACTGCAACTGCAACTGGTTACGTTTCTAATAACGAAGGTTGGCAGATTGGTCCTCGTATCCTGAAACTGGAAAACTATGATGGAACCTGGACTCCTGGTGAAAGAGTTACTGGTCAGGTCTCTCGTGCATCTGGTTTGATCGATAACCTCTCAATCGCACGTGGTACGTTGAACATCGACTCTATGACCACCACAACTGGTCAATTTATCGATGACGTGGGTAAGCCTTCTGAGATTGTCCAGAAGCTTCAAGACTCCTACTTCTATCAGAACTTCTCGTACGTCGTCAAGTCTCAGACTCCTATCAACGATTGGAGAACTTCACTGCTCGAAACTAACCACCCTGTTGGTTTCAATATGTTCGGTGAACTTTCACTTAGTGGTGGTAAGGATATTTCTGGACGTAAAGTCATTTCTGACCTTGTTAAAGAGGTCAACATCTTCAGTTCTACTGATATTAACAAGATCACCTCGTTTGCTAACGCACAACCGATCTACACTGAGTTCAACAATACCGAAGTTCTGTTCAGACAGAAGCGTCTGACTAACTCTGAGGAAATTTTGACCTCTATTGTTAAGAAACTGGATAACATTGATAGCGATTTCAATGGTATTAAGACCCAGTTCCCTCTGACTGTTGAAGGTGAATCTGTTACTGCAACTGATGATCAGATGCTTATTCTGATTAACGGTGTTGCACAGGCACCTGGAACGTCATTTACAACTGCTGGACCCAGCATTGTGTTTGATGAACCCCCTAGAGCACCTTCTAGAATCAAGTTCCGTACGGTAACGTACACCCAAATGGCGATTACTCGCTATACATTTAGCACAACTGCAGGCATCTTCCCCCCCGCTGGTAAGATTGTACGTTCTTTGCAGAATGAAGGCACTGCAACTGTCATTGATTCTGGTACTGATTACATTGATGTGGTCAATATTGAAGGCACATTTGCTATTAATGACAATGTTCTGTCTTCTGCTACTGGATTTGATGGTGTTTTGAGTGCTGTTACTAACCTGACAAGCAAAACCATCTTTGAACAAGGTGAAACAATCAAAAACTTGGCAGGTAATTTTGCTGTTATTGAAGAAAATAACCTCAATAATGGCGTAATCAGTAACGAACTGCTCGTTTCACGTACTTCTGGTACTGCTGCATACGAAACTGGTGATTTTGCACTCAAGTTCAACGATATTATCTACTCTGCTAGATCAAATATCGCTGCAACTGTGTCAGCTATTGCTCCTTATCAGGATTCTGTCAGTCAGCAAATCATTGATACGGTCGATTTGTCTCCTCCGTCCACTTTCTTTGGTCTGGTATTCCAGCGTGTTCCTTCTATCACGTATCCGAACGTCATTCTCGACAATATTTCGGAGACTGTCATCAATCCGACCGAGTTGTACGATGGTGAAACTGCAAACAACCAAGACTTCCTCGACTTTGAAGAGGTTAGAAACCAGGAAATCCGTTATAACTACCTGGCAGGTTCCCAGTTTGCTGCTGGTGACTACATCCGCAACAAGAAGATCTACTTCAATAACTCTTCTCTCAGAGGTGTAGACGATCAGCGTTCATATGATGCTGCTAATCTGATTCGTAAGAATGCACGTTTCATTGCTGAAGAAGCAGTGGGCATTATGAAGGACTTCTACCCTGCATTCGTGGTTCAATCCGTTGGTGGTGACCGTGATTGTGAGGATGATATTGTTGACATCCTGAATGTTGTTGCATATCAACTGGAATATGATGGCAACTCTGAAGTTTGGGATGCTGCAGCAACTTACGTACAGGGCAATTCGGTTTATCACCTGGATGGTGCTCTAAACCAGACTGTATATGCTTTCAATCAAGCACGTGACCTTGCAATTAAAGCAATCAGAAACATTGCACATACTCCACTGTGGACTACCCGTACGCAGTATATCGACAACCAAATCACTCAAGAGTTCGCGGTTGTAGATAACAGTCACGCTGATGCTCGTACATTGATCCTTGCTAACAAGTGGTTTATTGCTCACGAAGCACTTCATCACGCTAAGACTGTCAATCCTTCCTTGACCGTACCTGGTGGAGACAACAACTGCTTGTCTGACATCGTGGATATGCTGGAAGCAATGACTTACAACCTGGCACACGGTGGTAACAACTTTGTTTACGATGCAACCAGGAAGTATATGGTTGGTGCTCACGTTGCTGGTTATGAAGATGACACAGTAACTGCATTCAACAAGGCACGCGATCTGGCGATCGAAGTGATGAGAAACAATGCAATAGTTAAGCAAGGCGCACACGATTGGGTTCAGGTAACTGACAACACAATCACTGCTGATACTACTTCACCTGTTTGTATTGCTGTTGCTTCTTCTATCACTACCCTGATGGGTATTGCTACTGGCGCACTTGGCACTACTGCATCTCCTGGTACTCTGGCAAACTTTGAAGCAACCTACACCAGAACTGTTCCTACAACTGCTCTGGATGGTTACGCCAATGGTTGTGTCAACCAGGTGTCTGCTATCACCAACTTTATGAAGATTATCACCGATACTCTTCAGGATCCTACTGCTGCAAACCCCGCTACTTATCAGTGGGCTATCGGTAACGTACCTCGTATCGAACCAGCATATGCGTTCCAAGATGGTGAGACACTTCGCTGCACCAAGCACGCATATAAGGATAAGTCCTCTGGTGGATTCTTCGCCTTTGGTGATGTTATTACCGCTATTACCTCTGGTGCAACCTATGACGTTATCGGTTCTAATGCTGGTAACAAGTGGATCTACTCCAAGGACATTACTGGCACCTTGCAGGCAAATGAGTATATTACAAACTCCAAACTGACTAGATCTAACGTTACCCAGGATGCATTGACATATGCTTCTGGCAACGCTTCACTGAAATTCTCTGGTACCAGTTCTTATGTTTCCTACCCTACCTCCGATCGCGTAACGTTTGGTACTGGAGACTACACCCTGGAACTGTGGATTCGTCCCACATCACTGACTGGAACACAGACTCTCTTCGACTTCCGTTCGAGTGGATCTGATTCTCAACTTACCTTGATACTGCAGAATGACAGTGTAAGATTAGCGATCGCAGGTGCTGACGTTATCATTGGTACTTCAGCACTTAATCAAGGTGCTAACACCTGGTATCACATTGCACTTACTCGCGCAACTAACGTAACCAAACTGTTTGTTGGTGGTCAACAAGTTGGTAGCGACTACACTGACGCTAATGACTATAGTGTTGATAAGGTAATCAAAGTTGGTGCTGCTTGGAACAACGCAAGTCCGTTCGGTGGTTGGATGGAGAACGTTATTATCCGTAAAGGAATCGCGACGTACTCTTCTACGTTTACTCCCCCCACTGTCTTCGTAGACGACGATAACACCTCCTTCGCACTTGACGGTGAAGCACCGTTTGCAATGGAGACTGACGCAATCTACGCTACGTATGTAACACATACCATTTCTTCTGCAACTGCTGATGAGGTAGAACTCTGGAGATCTGAACTGACTACTGAAGGTGTTGACCTGGGTCGTCAGGCATTCAGAGATTGTGCTGAGGTTATTCGTAAGAACATCAACTGGATTGCTGAAGAGGCAGTTGGTCGCCTGAGAAATCGTTATCCTGATTTCGTTATCCCAGGTGACGGTGGTATGTCTTATGCGGGTGAAAATGTATGTCTTCGTGATACTAAGTCTTATATTCTTCCCGCTATCATCGATGATCTTATCCAAGGTGGTAACTACAACACTACCGTTGTTGGTAGAGCGTATATTGAAGGATCTGGTGCTTTGCAGCACATTGGTGGTGAGCAACTACAATCCATCTACACTTGGCGTGAAGTTGCAAAACTCTGTGTCGATGTAATTACTCTAGACGAAACTGATTTGTCTGGTGCATATTCCACTGGCGTACGTGTACCTAATTACTTCGCTGCTCCTGCAGCACAGAACATCCAAGACTTCATCACAAATACTGTTGATGATCTCCTTGACATCATCGGTCCTACTGGTCATCGCTTCCGTGACGGTGCTGATGCCATCTACTTCAACCGTGCGTTTATCGCTGATGAAGCAGTTTCGTATATCGAAGACAAGTACAACATTCTGGTTGGATTCTCTACAGTTAGCAAACTGCAGATCCCCAATAGAAACAAGTGTGTACGTGACCTCAGAGACCACATTCTCCCCGCTATTGGTGGTGACCTGGTAACTGGTGGCAACTTTGAAACCCAGGCAATGATTGATAAGTATCTGGATAACCAGACCAATATCAATTACGTTGATACCGAACTCCTGGCAATGCTTGATTCTATCGAATATGCCAAGATGCTTTCTGAGAAGGCAGTACAAGGTCTTCTGATCGGTAGAAATGAGAACCCGAATGATGTTGCTGCGGATACAACTGATTACTATCAGGCACAATGGACTGATGAAGTTGTCTACAGAGACCACACAGTAACTATCGATCCCAAGGCATACACTGGTACCGATAGAGATCTGGATTCTGGTGACATCATCCTTCGCAATGCAAGAAATATTGCTGCTGAGGCAGTGGATCTGACAACCAAGACTTCGGCATTCAAACACAATGGATTCCGAGTTCCTGGTGGTAAGGTTAACTGTGAAGATGACATCGTTGACATCCTTGAGTCTGTTGTTCACGACATCCGCTTTGGTGGTAACAGCGAAACCTATGATGCTGCTGCACTGTACCTGAATGAAGATTTGGCACTGTCTCACGTCCAGCAACAGTCTGGAGAGACAATGTATGCCTTCAAGATGGCACGTGATATGGCGATCCTCGCGATCCAGAATAGACTTGGTTTCGTACCCTATGAGGACACCACTCAATCAGGTCTTGGTCAAGCAGCACCTCGCGATACGTACTATGAAAACGCAACTCAAGACATCTTCTATGATGCTGCGAATCTGATCGAATCAAACTGGACCTTTATTGCTACTACTGCAATGGGTCGTGGTCTTGCCCAATATCCTTCACTGGTTGTTCCTGGTGGTAATCAGAACTGTATCGATGACATCAAAGACATCCTGAGAGATCTGATCTTCAACCTGAAGCACGGTGGTAACAACAAGATTTGGTATGCAACTGAGTTCTATATCAGCAACTCTAACGCCATTGCACACGTTACTTCTGCTGCAACTGAAACCAAGTATATCTTCGAGCAGGCACGCGACATTGCCATTGAGGTAATGCGTCAGCAGTCTGTTACTACTAACAGCAGCACTCTCGGCACTCAGGTAACTGACAGCACGATTACTGTTGATAGCAACAGTCCTGCTTGTGCTGCGGTCGCATCTTCGATCACCACTCTGATGAGTATTCCGATCGGACTGTTTACTGCTTCTAACTATCAAACTTACCTGGATGGTATTACCAGAACTCTGCCGCTTGAGTGGCCAATGACTGGTGATCGTGGTGTTGAGCGTGACATTTCTATCACGTACGATCAGGCTGGTAATGGAAATTGCGCGGTGCAAGCTGCTTCGATTACTACCCTGTTTGATATACTCATTGACACTATTGATACTGCCGCTCAGGGTAATGGTAGTCACCTCGCAGGTATTACTAGAACACTCCCAGTTACCACTAATACTGAGTATAAGGGTGGTACGTGCTACAACGTCACGTCTGCATCTAACGTCCTCTTCGATGTCCTGATCGCAGGTCTTGGAAGTGGTCCTGAGCAGTACAAGCAGACTGCACGTATTCTGATGTACAACGATCAATACATCAGATATGAAGCATTTGAGCAGACAATGACTCAGTATCCTGGTTATGGTGGTGACATCGCATTTGCAGATGAAATTCTGAATGCTATTGTCTACGACTTTATCACTGATGGTAATGCTAAGGTTCTGCAACTCGTAAATGGATGGTTTGACTCAGAGGGTCAATTCGTTGCTTTCCCAACTCTCTTTAGAACCCGTGTTCTCTTCCACGCACAGAGAATAAGGATTCATATGGAGAACATCATCCGACAAGATGCTCCTAATCCTGGTACGTATTCAAACCAACCCACATATACTGATCGCGAACTTCGTGCAACTGAATATTCGGTTCATAAACTGAATCAACTGTTCCATCTGATTTTCGTTGCTCTTGAGAGATCTACCTTCCCGACTCTGTATCTGAAGCAGACATTTGACGCAGGTGTTGCTGTCAATACTTCTGGCAACTACATCTCGGCAGCTGGTCATCCGTTTGAAGCATACGATCGCGTTAAGTACACATCTCTTGGTACTGCTATTGCAGAACTTGATCGTGAGGTTTACTGGATTCACCCGAACACAACTTCAAATAGAATCTATTTGGCAGAATATATCGACGGTGAAGTACGTGAACTGACTGCTGGCACACCTTCTCAGATTCATACTCTGGAAGTTGAAAGAGATGCTGGTGTTGATCGTGTTCCCATCACTTATGGTATTCGTGAGATTCCTACCCCAGTCAACTCTGGTATGGATCTCGCAGACGTTATCTACGGTGCTACAACTGGTGCTTACGCAGAAATCGTACGTGTTGAGGATAATCTTGCTGAGATTATGTACCAGGTCAAGTATCTGGCACTCAACAACTTCTCTGCTGCAACAGTTGGTGGTCTTTCCTTCCAGAACGGTGAAACTGTCGTGGTTCAGGGTGCTACCTCTAATACTGGTACAATCCTTGCAACCGACAACGCAACTTACATTAAGTTGCTTGCACCTCAAGGAACATTTACCGCTGGCAATACCCTTGAAGGGGTAACTACTGGTGCAACTGCTGATTACGTCACTGAGCACGATAGAATCCTGGTCAACTTCCGTCAAGGTAAGTTTATTGCTACAGACAAGATCTTCTCTGTCAACACTAGCAGTAAAGCAACTGCTCTTATTGTTAGAAATAACAACGGTGCACTGCTTGATAATCAGGCAGGTCGTATTACTTTCGATATTGAGACTGTCACAGGAGAATTCAAACCTCAAGACGTTATCTACGGTTCTGTTACCGATCAGATTATTGAGATCGAATCCTTCCAGACTCTTCCCAACTTCGGTGAGTACGTACACGGTAGAGACATCACTCGCATTACATATGGACAGTTGATCACTGATACTGGTGTTGTTGATACCTTTGAGGTTGGTGACACTATCCAAATCCTCAATGGTGGTATTCAAGTTGGTTGGACTGCAACCGTGACTGAACTTGATACTAATAACAACTACGTATATCTGTGTAATATCACTGGTGCACCTGAGGGTGTCACTATTAATGATATTGCAAGCAACTCTACGTACACACTCGCGAAGATTCCACCTGGATCCCTATTCCCGTCTGTATATACCCAGGCAGGAGCAGTAACTATTACTGCAACATCTGCATACGGTAAGATCGCTAAGATCACACAGTTTGGTACACGCGCTGTATTGGCACTGGAGGGAACTCAAGGAACATTCCAAAAGAATGCTCAGATCATTGGTGACAAAGGATTCCGTGGTGCTTGCTCGAATGCAAGATACCTCCGTGGTCGCGTACGTCGTTACTTCAGAGGTTTCGACGGTGTTCAAACCAACTTCAAACTTACTCAGGATAACGGAACTTCATACTTCCCCGATCCCGCAGGTCATATGATGATCTTCGTGAACGGTATCCTCCAACCTCCTGGTGCAGACTACTCCTTCACCGCATTCTCTGACAACATCCAGTTCACTGAAGCACCTGCTGTTGGATCCACCTTCCACGGTGTCTATATGGGCAAACTGCGTCAGTTGGATGACATCTCCTTCGACTTCGACTCGTTGAGGAACTCCTTCAACTTGAAACTTAATGGTGTGTTCTACTCGCTTACACTGACTGACGGTGTACAGTCCAATACTATTCTCCCTGAAAACAACATCATCTGTCAGTTGAACGGTGTTATTCAGGAACCTGGAATTGGTTTCGAGATCGTTGGTTCTAGAATCATCTTCTCTGAGATTCCTCGCGCAGGTTCAACCTTCGTTGCCTTCTCCTACATCGGTTCTGACGTTGACGTTATCGCGGCAACTGTCGTTCCTCCGATTGAAGCAGGTGATAATCTGATCATCGAAGGTGAAGAAGAGACCAGAACTGTTGCTCTGATTGAATCTTCCAACTCCCTGATCACGTTTGAATACTCGGGCGCTGTTCAAGGTCGTGGTGCTCAAGCATTGGCAGAGATTGAGAGTGGTCGCATTACCGAGTCAATTCTGACAAGTTCTGGTGATGGTTACGATTCTCGCCCGCAGGTTGATGTTGTTTCTTCCTCTGGTTTTGGTGGTCGTGTTAAGGCACTGGTTGGTGTTGCACGCATTGACGTTGCAAACTCTGGTCAGGGTTACGTACTTCCCAAGATTACTGCTAACACAACAGTTGCAGATGATTTCCTTGGACCCACAGGTCCCGCACTGAATGGCGGTATTGACATTTACGATCCTAACTTCATTCCTGAAACTGGTGGTACTGGCACCATTGAGAACTTCATCAGCATCACTCAACAACCTTTGAGTCTCACGGTCAACCAAGGTCAGACTGCGGCGTTCACGGTTTCTGCTGGTGTCACGATCTCTAACGTGGTTCCTTACACCGTCACCGTTGATAATAAGAGTGTTAACCATCCTTATTACAATGATGGATCTAGCAAAGGTTACTACGTTATCGGTGGTCAGTTCTCGCAGAATACTGAATCTCCTCAATTCAGTTTTGTTAGAGGTGCTACGTACAGATTCAACCAGAACGAGGCATCTAACTCCACGCACCAGATCTACTTCTCTGAGACTGAGACCGCTTACGGTGGAACTGACAGATATGAGACTGGCGTTGTTTACAAACTTAACAACGTCGCTGTTGCAGACTACGCAGCATATGCAGCAGGATTCAACGAGGCATCACAACGCAGCGTTGAAATCACAGTTGCTGATGACGCACCTGCAACTCTCTACTACGTCTGTGGTAACCACAGCAAGATGGGCAACGCAATCAACGTCAACAACGGTTCTCTGTCCTATCAGTGGCAGAAGAAGGACTACGGAACAAACACCTGGACTAACATCGCAGGTGCAACCAGCGCCACGTACATCACCAACGCGGCAACGCAAGGTGACGATCGTGACGAGTTCCGTTGCGGTATTACATCAGCTGGTGCCGTTCCGATCCTGTCTCAGGCAGCGGTCCTCAACGTCAACATCGGTGCTACCGTTATCGACAACTTCACTCCAACACAGATCTTCGACGACAACTAAATAGTTAAAAAAGCAGATGGCAGCAGAAGGTTCTTACAATCCAGCCACGAAAGTGCTAACGGTTACAGGTAATGGTTTACCAACACCTGTAACTAATGGTACCTTTCCCAATGCTAATAATGCCAACACTATATCCCCTTATACTTTCAATCACGCCTTCACTTACAGAGGTGGAGAAAACACGAGTGATAGTGGGGCTTTCAGTGTGGGTATTGTTGGTATCGCTGCAAACGGTGTTGCCATCTTTAATCCTAGTGGTGGAACTAGCGGTAGCCCGCCGCAAGGATTTACCTACGTGGCAGCTGGTCCTAATCAGTCTATTAGCCGCGGAGAAGATAGTTGTGGCGGTCGTCCTGAGCAAAGTGGTCAGTATTCTTATAGGGACGGCGACCTCTTAGATTGTTGGAATGCAAACCAAGCAATCGCTGGTTACAACGATTATTATGGTACGTCTCAGTTCAATGGAGACAATACCCGTCATCCTGACGGACACTCAAAAATTATTGGTTTCTGCTTTGATGGGTATCCTGTTTATGGACCCTATGGTTATACAGATTCCAATGACAACACTACTCCTCCAATAAGGATGGAGTCAGGATATGCCGTTAGGGCAGAAGCATCCCCAGGTAGACCTGCTTATGGAGCACAGTACCCAGCAGGTGTGTTTATGGAAGACTGGGAGTACATTGGTGGTACTGGAAAGCTTGATGTGCACAATGGTAGATACTGTGTGACCCCAGAGTTCCCTAGTGGAACTTGGGCATATTTCCTTACAGAAGATACTAATGGTGATCCCGTATTCCCATTTATGGTGGGTAGTACGTCTAAACAAGCACAAGTGATACCCGATAATAACGGGTTCGTTGCTATTGTTGAGGATTCTGGTGGCGGGGACAGTGGAGGTGGATCTGACGATCCACTTTCTCTGGTTATTGGTAGTCAACCAACCAACGCGACTGTGACCTCTGGTAATACACAACAATTTAATGTGGCTGCAACTATCGAACCAGAGAATGGTACGATCAATTATCAGTGGCAAGTATCTACGGATGGTGGATTTGCCTGGTCAAACATTATTGGTGCAAACGAATCACAACTAACTATCACTGCCCTGTCATTTATGACGGGTTACAGATATAGAGTTATTTTGACAGGTCCTGCTGGTGGCGCTCAACAAGCGGTTAATTCACCACTATCATCCAACCTGGCAATTCTTACCGTAACAGGTAGTGGAACTACTATTGATTATTCCTCTATCTTAAAATTTGACAATAGTATTGGTAAGTACGATATGACTCCTGTCGAATTCGACAGAGACAATAACAATCCTGACTTTACGAGGTCGAACTTATTCTTCGACAACACGTCAGAAAACTTTGATATGACATAAATACAACTGTAGAAAAGACCCCCCATTATGGCAAAGCAGAATGTAAACGTCGGTGTATCCGCAAATGACGGAACAGGCGATACTCTAAGAGACGGTGCAATTAAGATTAATAATGTTTTCAACGAGCTGTATGCTCAGCTTGGAGACAATACTAATCTGCAAATTAGCGTCGGGTCTCCCTCTACCAACCAAGTCCTGAAGTGGAACGGTTCGGTATTTACTGAAGGTCAACTAGCGATTGGCGATATGTCAAACGTTGACCTGGCTGGTATTACCAACGGTCAGGTTCTGAAGTGGAATGATGCTAACAACAGATTCCAACCAGGCGATGACTTGCAAGGTGGTGGGGGTGGGGGCTCCTCGATCACCAACCTGTCTAACAACGGTTCTGGTAACGTTGTTATCGATACACACTTTTTGCCTAACAGTGACAGCACGTACGATCTTGGTTCGTCTTCTCTCAAGTTCCGTGATCTGTATCTGAGTGCATCTACCATTTGGTTGGATGACACTGGTCTTTCTACTGATAATGTAACTCAAGAAATTACTCGTAGAAAGAGACAGCATCACACTGTTCAGTCTATTGACACTGGTGCAACACGTACAATCAGCTCGAAACTGGCGTCTGAAGATTCCACTCAGGAAGAGAAGTTCCGTGTTCGCTTCAGTGCTATGAAGGCAGGCACCAAACTTGAAATTGAGGACGCGACAGGTGCAAAAATTGATGCAGATTTTACTGACTTCACTGCCGAGAATGCTGGTGCTCGTGGTTTTATTAGGGTGTCTACTGCTGGGGCATCTTCTAGCACAGACCTCAACACCACTTCTGCTCTGAAGATTAGTTCGATGAACCGCATCGTCTCTGAAGACGAAGCAGGTAAAGTTGACCTCGGTGGTCAGGAACTTAACTTTGGTGCTGGTCGTTCGATGAAAATCGACGGTGATGGCATCTTGGAACTGCCTTCTAATAGTTCTATTCGCTTTGGTGATCAGGCGAGCACTAAAGTCATTGCTATAGACGGTAGTGGTAACCTCGATCTTGCTGCTGGTACTGACATCCGCTTTGGTGGTGATGCTTCTAAGGCACTCAAGTTTGATAACAGTGGTAACCTTGAGGTTCCAGAGAACGCTGAAATTCGTTTCGGTTCTGGTGGAACTAAGAAACTCTCGATGGATGCTTCCAACAACTTGGAACTTCCTGACAGTGCAGAAATTAAGATTGGTACAAAGCGTATCAAGTTGGACACCAATGGTGAAATTCAAGTTGCTAACGATGGCACTACGTTCCAAGACGCTGACCAAGGATTCCGTCGTCAGATCAACAATGCTCCTGTAGGATCATCGATCATTAAAGGACACGATAACGCAACTATCCACAAACCATCTCCCGCACTTCTTTATAGATTCAGTGGTGCTGGTAGTTCTGATTACAACGTACAAGGTCCTGGTCTCCCAGCATCTGGATCTTCTGATCCTACCTTGGTTCTTTATCGTGGATTCACCTATGTCTTCCACAACCTTTCAGGTGGTAGCCATCCTCTGAGAATTCAGTCTACTACTGGTCTTAGTGGCACTGCTTACACCACTGGTCTTACTGGATCCACAACTGGTGCTCAAACTTTTGTAGTTCCTATGGATGCGCCCGCCACACTGTATTATCAGTGCACCATCCACTCTTCTATGAACGGTACCCTTGATATTAGGTGATAAATGACGAGAGTAGTCCCAGGAGCAGGCGCGGTTATTGAACCCGTCTTTAATAGTACGTATGGTATTAGAGACGTATATGTAATAGATGGTGGTTCAGGTTATGTCGAATCTGATCCGCCAGAACTTACAGTCTCAAATTGTGGAACACCTCTCAGAACAGCAATCTTAGAACCAATCATTAAGAATGGACAGATTGCTGCTGTAAAGGTGTTGGATCCTGGCGAAGGTTATGATCCATTTAGGATTACACTCACTACGAGTGGTGATGGATATGGTGCCGAGGCAAAGGCAGTTCTTTGGGAACAAGATCAGTATGATTCTGGTGGCAACTTATTAGCACCTGCTGGATCCATTCAGTACATTCAAATGCTGTCCAATGGAGACCAGTATTTTAGTGATGAAACTACTGCTGTAATTGAAGGTGGTGGTGGTTCTGGTGCTGAACTTCGTCCTGTTGTTGGTTTGGTTACTGGTCTCTCATTAGAAGAACCAGGTGCAAACTATGAGAATGGTGACATTAACATTATCATTTCTGGAGGTGGTGGACGCGGTGCTACAGGCGTTGCTGACGTTGACGAGTTCGGTATTATCAAAAGGATTAATATCTCAAATCCTGGTGAGTATTTCAAAACGCCCCCTGTTATTCTTCTTAGTGGTGGTGGCGGTGGTGGAGCCAGAGCACAAGCTACTGTTGATCTTGGTGCCATTACAGGTATTGATATTCTGGATCCTGGTGGTGGGTACTCTTCTGCACCTCAAGTTCTTTTCACCAGAAAAACTGACCTAGTTAAAAAGTCTAGAAATAGGCAATCTTATAACTCATTTGTATATAACATCACTGGTCTGATTGCTCCTGTTAGCATTTCAGATACAACCATTTTTGTTGAGACTACGGCACCGTACGCTGGTTCTGGTAAGATTCTCATCGGAAGAGAGGTGATCAGATATACAGGCAAGACATCTTCGTCTTTCACTGGTTGTGATCGTGCTATCAACTTTAGATATGATCAAAAGGTTCTAGTTGATAACCTTGCGGATGACCAATTTGGTGTTTCTCAATATACTTTCAACGTTGGTGATCGTCTTGTACGTACTGACGAAAGTTCTGGTAACAAAATTGCTCGTGTTTATGACTGGAGACCTGAGGAGAGAGCACTCTTCCTGGTCTTTGAAGTTGATGAACTAGCATTCATTGATGGTGGAAACTCAAATGTAACCACACAAGTTATTGACTTTAGCGGTGGTGTTGCTGGAGCATCTACTACTGGTGTAGAACCACACGTACTTTTAGAGTCTATTGGTGACAACATTGTTCAGTTAACAGACCCCATTGGTTTGATTCAGGACAGAAAGTTTGAAGATGATGATGAACTAGATGGTGCTGGTGATGGTATTCCCGATCTTATCAATACGGGAACTGATTTTGAAGGTGAAATTAGTCTCGATGGTGGAATTGCTGTTTCACTGTACGGCATTGAAGAGACTTTGGGTGGTCAAAACACGTCACTGTTCCAAGTTGGTGATCAGATGGCTGATGCATCCATTCCAACAAAGTCTCCAACAGTAGCAACTGCTGGTGCACTTGGTGATGGTGATGAACACCCTGTATTGGTTGAGTTCATCTTTAGAACTATGAACAATGCTTACAACTTCTCAGTTTCCGAAACGGTAACTGGAAGTGTCAGTGGCATTACTGGAACTGTGGTGAGTTGGAACTCTGCAACTAAAACGTTGCTAGTGAACAATCCCACACCTAATGCTGGTAATTACCTCTGGAACAAGAATGAAAATATTACTGGAGGGTCTACTGGCGCTCAAGGTGTGATTCAATTTATCAACTATCCAACGTACGTCAGAAACGAACCTGACTAACCACTATAAATAAAGAGAAGGCAGAAACTGTCCAATGGCACTACTAACCGATCAATTTAGAATTTTTACCGCTGAGCGTTTTATCAAGTCCCTCGAAGGTCCTGATAAAACTCAGAGTGACGTAGCTGCTGGAGCGAATCGAGATCGTCTGTATGTTTACATTGGGCGTCCTCAAGAATGGGATAACGAGAATAATCCTCCAACTCCTATCGATTCCTTTCAGGAGTTTTCGGATTCATACGACGATATGATTTCGATGAAGCGCGTTCTTGCGAATGACGCTATCCAAGTTATCCGTCGTATTGACTGGATTCCCCCTGAGCAAACCACTGGTGGTTTGGGTTATGTGTACGATATGTATCGTCACGACTACTCATCCTCTAAAACTGCATCTTCTGGTGCTACCAAACTGTATGATGCAGACTTCTACGTGGTGAACTCCTCGTATCAGTGCTATAAGTGCATTTACAACGGTACGTCTCCTGCAGACCCCAACGGTAAGCCTTCCACCGTTGAACCTACTGGTACGTCCACTTCCATCATTACAACCGCTGATGGTTATCGTTGGAAGTATATGTACACCATCCCTGTGGGACAGGTGCTGAAGTTCTTCTCGGCAGACTATATGCCTGTCTTGGTTGATACTGCAGTTCAGTCCGACGCTGTTGGTGGTGAAATCGATACTGTTGTTATTCAGTCTTCTGGTTCTGGATACAACAACGGCACCTATGAGAACGTACCCCTCAAGGGTGATGGAACTGGTGGTCGTATCTCTATTGTTGTTGACGGTGGTAAGATCGTATCTGCTACTGTTACATCTGGTGGATCTAACTACTCATTCGGTAAGGTCATCATTGATGAAGTGAACGGTATCGGTGCTGGTACTGGATCTGGTGGTGCCATCGACGTTATCATTCCCCCTAAAGGTGGTCACGGTTCCTCCCCTCAAATTGAGATGGGTGGTTTCCGTGTAATGATCAACACCAAATTTACCTACTCTGAAGGTTCTGGAGACTTCCCAACTGATAACGACTATCGTCGTATTGGTTTGGTTCTGAACCCGCTTAAGTACGGTACAGAAGAATTAGCAGATGCTATTACACTTTCTGCTACAAACGCTGTGATTTTCTCACCAGATTTCACAGGTTCGTTTAACACTGACGAAATTATTACACAGACTCGTACGGTGGGTGGTCAACAAGTGACTGCTCGTGGTCGTGTTGTTTCTTGGAACTCTGTTACTAAAGTTCTGAAGTTCTATCAGAACAGAGTTGACGGTATCTTCCCCGAAATTTCTGGAAACAAGGTTGAGTTCTCAGGTGGTAACACCATCGTGGGTTCTGGTTCTGGTACGTCTGTTGACCCTGACATCAACTTCCCAGTTGTCCCAGGTGAAGCAACTCGTGTTATTAACAACACTGAGTACGATTTGGGTATGTCATTTACCTCTGGTTATGCAAAACCAGAAGTCAAAAAGGACTCTGGAAAAGTGATCTATATAGACAATAGGAGAGCGATCTCCCGTGCTGGTGACCAAATTGAAGACATTAAGATCGTAGTAGAGTTCTAAGAAATGCCACAGAATACCAACCTAAACATTAGTCCTTATTACGACGATTTCGATAAGGACAATAATTTTTACAAGGTTCTCTATCGCCCTGGATACCCCATTCAGGCAAGGGAACTTACTACGATGCAATCCATCCTCCAGAACCAAGTGGAGTCGATGGGTTCTCATATGTTCAAGGACGGCGCAATGGTCATCCCTGGACAGGTTGGTTATGACCTGGACTCTAAAGCGGTGCTTCTGCAGGCATCCTTCTTGGGTACCAATGTTGAGCAGTATCGTGAGCAACTGAGCGGTAAAATTGTCACTGGTCTTACGACTGGTATTAAGGCAAAGGTTCTGTTCTCGATCTCTGCTGCAGAATCTGAGCGTGGATATATTACTCTTTATCTTAAGTACATCACATCTGGTGGTGATGATTCTGACGAACGTTCTTTCGTCGAAAACGAACAGTTGGTTTGTGATGCTGAACTTACGTTTGGTAGCACACTGATTGAGATTGGAACTCCTTTTGCACAGTTGCTTCCTACTACAGCAACTGCGATTGGTTCTACTGCTACCGTTGCTAACGGTGTCTATTTCATCCGTGGATACTTCGTTGATGTATCTGAACAGACGATTATCCTGGATCAATATACAAACACACCTTCTTATAGGGTTGGTTTGGAAATCTTCGAGTCTATCGTAACGCCAGAAGATGATCCTAATCTCAACGACAATGCTACTGGTACATCTAACTATTCTGCTCCTGGTGCTCACAGGTTCAGAATCAGGGTTTCGCTAACCAAGAAGGTTATCGATGATGACACTGACAAGAACTTTATCGAACTGTTGCGTATTAACAACGCAGCAGTTGAATCGTTTGTAGAGAGAACTGCTTACAACGAATTCTCCAAAGAACTTGCTCGTCGTACCTTCGACGAATCTGGTGACTATACAGTACGTGACTTTGATGTCCGTATGAGAGAGCATCAGGATGATGGCATCAACGGTGGTGTATATCTTCCTGGACAAACTTCTCCTGGTGGTATTGCTTCTAGCACTTCATATTATGCAGTTGAGATTTCTCCTGGTAAAGCGTACGTTAGAGGATATGAGGTTGAAACTCTAGTCCCAACTTTCCTCGATCTCCAAAAACCCAGAACAACAAAAGCATTACAGAACTCAATCATTCCGTTTGAACTCGGCAACTATATGCTGATGAATAACGTGAAGGGTTCTCCCATTATTAATGGTTCTAACATCACTGATAACTACCAGGTTCTGGAGTTCCGTGATGTTGCACCTGGTAATAGTTTAACTGCATCTGGACAGGTTATTGCATATGCACGTTGTGCGGCATATGAATATCACTCTGGAACAACTGTCACATCAACAGGCACCGTATTTAAGACGTACCTGTTTGATATTCAACCACTGACTGTGTTCCATATGTCAGTTGGTGTAACTGCAGGTCAAGGTGCTGTTCTCCGTGGTAGAACATCTCGTGCTAAAGCATTCGTTGTAGATGCACAGGCTGGTAACCAGATCTTCAATGTCTATCAGGTATTTGGTAGATTCCGTGCTGGTGAAGTTATTGAGCGTGATGGTGTTGAGGTTGGAACTCTTACAGACTTCTTCCAGTTTGAGATCACCGATGCTAAAGGTGTAACTGGTAGAGACCCTGATACTAACGCAATCGTTTTTGCTGGTGACCTTGTTCTCGATGACGAGAAACTGATCGCTGGTAGTAACTTCAACGTTAACGGTACAACTCTTACTGGTACCAAGTCTAACTTCACCCTAGATTTACGTCCTGGTGACATCTTGACACCTAATGGTAGTGACACTTATAAGATTGACAACCTTCTCACTTCTGGTAGTATCACCAACTCCGTGAGTGGTGCATTGTCTGCTGGTGGTGTTTCAAGTGGTGTGTCTAATGGAGACTATGCATTCCTGGTACGTCGTAGAGCACAGGTCTATGATAAGGAGACAGCAGATCTTCTGATCGAAATGCCCAAGAAGTCGATCCGTCAAATCTCTGACGAATCGGCAATCGTTGCACGTTCCTTTGACGATATTACCGTCACTGGATCTAACGACTTTACGATCTCCCTGCCTGCTGACGAACAGTTCCTTGCATATGACAAGGATCATTATCAACTCGTATCTCTTGCTCCTACAGCAGGTACGTTGATTGATATTGAACCCAACCTTGCATTTAACACAACTGGTACCCCCAGAACATCTCTGACTGTTTCTGGTCTCTCTGGTGTTACCTCCTGTCGTCTTGTTGCCTCTATCTCTAAGAACCAAGCAGAGAAGAGACTCAAGAACGCTACTGAGATGGAAGTTATGAAGGTCGAAAAGACCAACATTTCTTCTGACGCTCCTAAGTATGGACTGTCTTATGGTTCCTTGTATGGAACCCGTATTGAAGACGAAGAGATTTCTCTTGGTTCTTCTGATGTATATAAGGTGCACGCTGTCTATGAATCTCTCGATGACAACCCTGCACAGGTCCCCTTCATTACGATGCAGGATGCGACCATCTTTAAGAAAGGTACGATCATCGAAGGTCAAACCTCAAATGCAAAGGCAAGAGTTGTTGAGTTCAACTCTGTGTCATATGTTTGCCACTTAGTATATGAAAACGATTTCTTCTTCCAACTGGGAGAAAGTGTACGTGGTTTTGACGCAAACAACAACGTAATCACTGGTATCATTAACGACGCTGATTCTTCTATCAACAATGGTAGTAAAAACATCACGTCAGACTTCTTCCTGGATGCTAACCAGCAAGGTCATCATTATGATATTTCCAAGATGATTCGTTTTGCTCAGTCAACTAAACCACTGAGAAAACTCAAGATTGTATTTAACAGATTCGTACACGAAGCAACTGGTGACTATTTTGCTTCCGAATCGTACGTTGGTATTTCATATGATGACATTCCAACCTTTAAGCAAAACGGTGTTGTTAAGCAACTGAGAGATGTCCTTGATTTCCGACCTGCTGTTACTCCTGTTCTATCTGGTTCTGGTACAGTTGGTTCTCCGTATTTTGTAAACTGTGCATCCCTTGACTTCAAGGATCGTAGTTTCCAATCTGGTGGTGTAGCCAACAACGCAACCGTTGTCGATATTCCGAAACCTGAATCCGACTTCCGTTGTGACTACGACTTCTACTTGGGTCGTATTGATAAACTGTTCTTGACAGATCAACAGAAATTCAAAGTTATCCAAGGTACTCCTGGTGAAAATGGAGAACTTCCTGCAAACATTGATAATGCAATGTTACTTGCCACTATGGTTCACCAACCATATGGTTATTCACCAGAAGACGTAAGTATTTCTAGAGAAAACAATCGTCGTTTCACGATGCGTGACATCGGTACGATTGAAAAACGTGTTGACCAGCTGGAGTATTACACTTCGCTGAATATGCTTGAATTGGAAACCAGCACCCTGTCTATTAAGGACAGTGACGGTTTCGATAAGTTTAAGAATGGATTCTTGGTTGACAACTTTACTTCATTCGACTCCGCTGCTGGAGACTCCGAAGACTTTGGTTGTTCCCTGGACTTCAAAGAAGGTGTTCTTCGTCCTTCACACTACACATCAAACATTTCGCTGACGTACAACGCAGCGACTTCTAGTGGTGTTACTTTGCACGAGACTGGCACGATTACTCTTCCATATAGTGAGAAGAGATTTATTGTCCAACCCTATGCATCCCGTGTTGAGAATGTCAACCCGTTCAACGTGTTTGCATACATCGGTCGTCTTGACTTGTTCCCATCGTCTGATGACTGGGTGGATACTCGTCGTGCTGCTGATCGTGTTGTAAACCTGGAAGGCGACTTCAACGCTACTATGCTCCGTTTGGGTGCTGACCAAAACACTGGTTTTGCTCCTACCCAATGGCAAGGATGGAGAACTAACTGGTCTGCATCTAGTAACTCTTCCAACACTCAGTTCCTTCGTGGTCCTGGTATTCGTTTCATTACCACAACCACAACTAGAACTACTAGCTCTCAGACACGTCAAGGTCTCAGAACTCGTGTTGTTCCTAGAATTGACCGCCAGTCTCTTGGTGATCGTACTATTGAACGTACTATTGTTCCGTTCATCCGTTCTAGAAACATCGCATTCAAGATCCAGCGTCTGAAGCCAAACACAAGATTCTATACATTTATTGATAACGTAGAGATTAACTTCTACGCTTCACCGAAACTTCTTGAAGTTATCAAGAACACCGTTGAAGATACTAGAACTAACGACACTCCTTTCGTTGTCGGTGAGACTGTTGTCGGTCAGACATCTGGTTGCAGACTGAAGTTGATGGATCCCAACAATGGATTCGATGATGGTCTGTCACCATATGACTCCACTGAACTTGCATCCTCCTATGCATCTACCACTCCATATCTCAACATTGATACTAAAACAATGTCTGAGACTGTTGCTGGTACGTATTATGGCAACCCCCTTGAGGGTGAGATCCTTGTAGGTGCTACCTCTGGTGCACGTGCTGTGGTCAAACCGAAGCGTATGGTTGCTAATACTAACGGTGACCTGGAAGGTATCATTTGGATTCCTAACCCCGCAGTCAACACCAATCCAAGATTTGCGACTGGTACTCGCGTTATCCGTGTTACCACTTCTGCTACCGACTCCAGAGTTCCTGGTGAGGTTGACTCTGCTGCACAGCATAACTATGTTGCTTCTGGTGTTATTGAAACTAAGCAGCAAACTATTCTTGCAGTTAGAAACGCTGAGCTGGTACGTGACACGGTTACTCAAGATCGTACAGTTAGCAACACGTTCTCACGTGTTACTAGAGATACTGGATGGTATGACCCTCTTGCACAATCCTTCTTGGTTGAATCTAAGGGTGGTGCATTCCTGACCAGTGTTGACATCTATTTCAGAACTCGTGACGAGAGAATCCCTGTCTCCTGTCAGATCAGAGAGATGGCAAATGGTTATCCGACTACCAAGGTTCTGGCATTCTCTGACGTTACCCTCCTCCCTTCTCAAGTAAATCTTTCTGAGAACGGTACAATTCCTACCAAGTTCACATTCCCATCCCCTGT